ACTTCTGGTTTTGTTGTGACCTCTGGTTCTACCATGACGGGTCAGCTGACTACTATTGCTCCTACTGCAGGTGGTCACGCAGCCAACAAAACTTACGTTGATGGCACGATCGACACTAAGATCGACACTGCATTGACGACTGATGTGGTTGGTGGTACTGGTATTACTGTTAGCGATAACACGCCTGCTACCGGACAAATTACTGTTGGTATAACTGCAGGATCTATTGGTCCTACTCAACTGGCTAGCACTACTGTAAGTGCTGGTACCTATGGTTCTAGCTCTGCTATCCCGCAGATTACTGTAGACTCTGATGGTCGTATTACTGCTGCTTCTACGTCTTCTATTGACAGCACAAGCATTAGCAACGGCTCGTCAAACGTGTCGGTAGCTAACAACTCCAACATTGATTTTGTTCGTGCTGGTAATACTGAAGCCTCTGTTGTAGATGGTGGTATCAAGTTTAGCGATACCAAGAAAGCCTTGTTTGGCTCTGGTAGTGACCTTGCAATTTATCACGACAACAGTAATTCAGTTATAGAAACAGGCAGCAGCAGCACAGGTGACCTTCAAATTATTTCAAGAGGCTCAGGCCATGACCTGTACTTGCAGGCCCAAGACGACATTTTTATCAGACCGGAAAACGGAAATGATGGTATTAAGGTTATCGGTGGTGGCGAGGTAGAACTCTTTTTTAACAACCAGAAAAAGTTTGATACTAAATCAGACGGTTGTGAAGTTATCGGCGAACTTGAGTGCGACGGCCTAGATGTAGTTGGCAATTCTAGTTTTTCTGGTGACGTTGATTTACTTGGCGACAGCCATCACGCAGTATGGGACAAGTCAGCAAACAGGTTGAAGTTCAACGATAATGCTAAAGCAGTATTCGGCACAAGTGGTGACTTAGAGATTTTCCACGATGGAAGTAACTCTCGTATTTCTGATGCGGGCACTGGAAATCTAAAAATTGTCAGCAATGGCACCGCTGTTCAGATTGAGAAGTCTGACGGTGAAAACATGGGGGTTTTCAGGACTGATGGAGCAGTAGAGCTTTACCACAACAACCAGAAAAAGTTTGAAACCAAATCAGACGGCATCGTCGTAACCGGCGAGGTTAATTGCGATAGCGTAGATGTTGGTGGCATAGTAGATATTGACCTAAACAGCGCAAGTGAAGTAACATCTATTGATTCATTTGTTCTAAACGGAGGAAACAACAAAGTTGCCATCAAAACTCATGCTAATCAAGGTGGTGATCCTTATATTTTCTTTGATGCTGGCGGTACTAACTTTGTTGTTGGCGAGCAGTACAACGGAGGCACTAGCAACATACTACGCCTTGGTGCTGGAAATAATATGGGCACCGTTGCAGGCATGTTTATTACAGCCGATGGGCACTGCAAGCCTGATGCAAACAATCAAAGAGATTTAGGAGGCAGTTCTAACCGCTGGCGCAACATCTACACCAACGACATGAACCTTAGTAATGAAGGTGGTGCTAACGATGTTGATGGAACCTGGGGTAGCTGGACTATCCAAGAAGGCGAGGATGACCTGTTCTTGCTTAACCGCCGTAACGGCAAAAAGTACAAATTCAACCTTACGGAGGTAAACTAATTATGGGACTAGATTTTAACGGTGGAAATGATCAGGACTTTCCTGCAAAAGTTTTGCAAGTTGTGCGGGCAGTAAAGACCAATCAGGCTAATTTTGGTTCAGGTACAACTCACGATGTTCCTGGCCTTCAACCTCAAATTACACCACAAAGCACTAACAGTAAAATTCTGGTAATGACTGATGTGGCTCTTTCTGTCAACTCAGGTGGTACACGTGTTGCTGCACGGGTTGTTCGGCGTATTGGAAGCACTGATACAGTATTAGATCAAGGCGATGATTCTGGAAATAAATTTAGAACTCAATGGGCTAGCCATGTAACAACCTTGAATGGCTTTATGCACCGAGCATGTATTTTGTTGCTTGATTCGCCAAACACAACTAGCACAATTACATACAAATTCCAAGCCCAACGAATTGACGGCAATACTGTCCAGATAAACCGTGGATACAATGAGGCTGATAGCAGCACCCACGGTTTGCCTATTTCTTCTGTAGTTCTTATGGAGGTTCACGGAGGATGATGAATTACGAAGCTATTTGCCGAGCCTATCCTAACACAGGTTGGGCTGATGACGGTGAAGGCGTTTTTGATGTAGATGGTAATCGAATTGAAATTGACCAAGCCTTAGTAGATGCAGCAGCAATAGAGGTTGCAACTGAAAGAGCTTGGAGCGATTTGCGTAGCAAACGTAATGAGCTTCTTAGTGAAACTGATTATTTAGCTTTGTCGGATGGGTCTCTTACTGACGAAATGCGTACTTATCGTCAGTCACTTCGTGACCTACCGTCTAACACTACTGACCCTACAAACCCTACTTGGCCTACTAAACCATGATCGCTCTTATCCGTCCAATCCTGTTTTCCTTTCTGCAATCTGACAAGGTTAAGCTGCTTATCGTAGACATGCTGACCAAACTGGCTGAATCTACCGACAACGATGTCGATGACAAGGCTGTTGAGTTTATCCGTAACGGACTTTTTCCTAACAAATAATGACTACTTTTTTCGGTAAAGCTTACGAAGTAAGCACAAGCACAACCTCTGCTAATCAAGATCTTTCTGCTGGTTGCCGCAAGGTTCGTATTCACGTTGCCACTGAACCTGT